AAAAGTGAAATTAGAAATGAAAAAATATTAATTTTTATAATATTAAACTTTATTATTTTTCGTTCTAATATTAATTTAGAAAATGTTGCTTTTATGTAAATGGATGATTATTCAGTTTCAAGTTTAAATGAATCAAAAAATGAATGGTGTGCACGTTTAGTAAATATTCTTACACCTTGTATAATAGAAGGTTTAAAATCAATACTTAAAGAAGCAATAGATCTTTGCATTGCTAATAATGAATCAGATAAATATTTAATGACATTTCAGTCTTTTTTAGGTAGAATTCCACAATGGAATAAAAATATTATTAGTGATGAAAAAAAAAGAATAGAAAAAACTAGTAACTGTGGTTATTTAGAAGAATTAATTACTTGTGTTCACATAATACAACTTAAAGCATTATCTTGTGTTCGTGTAGGAACAAAACAAAAAAAAATTGATATAGATATACCTTCAGTCGATGATTTTATTCACAAAGTGTATATTTTTACTGCGCGTAAAGTATATACAAATATATATTTATTTCAAAAAAATATATCGCCATTATCTATTCAAAAAAATAATAGAGAGTTAGAAAATATTATTAAAGAATGTATTTTAAATACTATAAGGGAAACCATACCAGTTGAAATGTTATTACGTGCTTATATGGATGAAACAGAAGAACATTCTGTAGAGGTAAAAGAAGAAATTATAAATGTTAATAATAAAGATATACCATCAGAAAAAACAGAAGATTTAAATGAAAATACGTATACAAAACAACTAGAAAACGATGAAACTAGAGAAATTCAAAATACAGAAAAAAGTGAAGAGTTATCTATAACTACTCCAAGTGTAGTAAAAACAGAAGAATTATCTCCAACTACTCCAAGTGTAGTAAAAACAGAAGAATTATCTCCAACTACTCCAAGTGTAGTAAAAACAGAAGAATTATCTCCAACTACTCCAAGTGTAGTAAAAACAGAAGAGTTATCTGTAACTAGTCCAAGTGAAGTAAAAACAGAAGAATTATCTCTAACTAGTCCAAGTGTAGTAAAAACAGAAGAGTTATCTCTAACTACTCCAAGTGTAGTAAAAACAGAAGAGTTATCTGTAACTAGTCCAAGTGAAGTAAAAACAGAAGAATTACAAGATACAGCAATAGATGAAAGAGATAATTTAAATAATAATTTGACATTTTCAGATCTTGATAAAGCGGTTGATGTAATGGGTAATGAAGAAAATTTATCAGCTCCAAAAGATATAGAACATTTAGAAAATTTAGCAAAAGAACGACAACGAGAACAAGAAATAGAATATGAAGATGAAGATGAAGATGAAGATGATGAAAAAATAACAATTGGTAAAAATATTAATTTAGATACTATGGATATAGAAAATCTAAACAATGATGATGATAATATAAAACTAAATGATTTAATATTAAATGATGTTGAAGTATTAGTTTAATGCGTAATATTTATAAACTACAAATTATTATATTAATATAATATGGATAACACTTTTACATATAGCTTAATAATTTCTTTAGTTTATATTATAATAAAATTTATAGAAACAAAATTAATACTAAAAAATAATAGTAAATCGCTAAAAGATTTAATTAAAGAATCAATTATAGTTTATTTAAGTTCATTTTTAGGAATATATGTTGTTGAACAATATAATAGTAATTTGATTATAAAAGAACCAACTGCTTTTACTGAAAATCCGAGTTTTTAAATAGTTAATTAATAATAATAAATTAATTAACTAGTTTATTTTAATTTCATCTATATTAAAAACCTTAATTTTATTATTAAGTTTTTTTTTTGATACAATAAATTGATTAAAAAATTCTTTTTTAATCGTATTTTCGGGTGTATGTTTTGTTACAGTTCTTGCAATCATTTTATATAATTTAAAATCTGGATATCTTTCTTCTCCATTATTTTTATATAGAATATTTCTATTTTTATCATCATAACACCAGTCAATAATTATTTTAACTATTGGTGAAGTGATATTTTTAATTTCATTAATATCATCAATAAAATAATCATATAAAGAACATCCTAATCTACATAAATCAAAACTAAAATTAGGTTCAAGACGTGGTTTTTTGTTATTAAAATATGGTTCAAAATTAAATAACGTTGCAGCATCTCCTTTAAAATCATAACTATCACTACATAATAAATGATTTTTATAATTATAAATAGCTCTTCCAAAATCTATTATTTTAAATATTTTACCATATGTTGGTAATTTATAATATTTAAAATTATACTTATAGTATAAAAATTTTTTTTCAGTTTTAACATACATAATATTATTTGAATGTAAATCATTGTGTGTAAAATTAAAATTTTTTTGATATGTAATTAATATAAATATAATTTGTAAAATTATACATCCTAATTCATGATCAGTTATATTATCTGTATTATTAAATAATGAATCTAATGTATTTTCACATTTTTCTAATGCAATTAATTGTACAGGAAATTTAAATAATTTAATAAATATTTCATCATCACTTACAAGAGAACTAGAAATTGTATCATTTTCTGAACTTGTATCATTTTCTGAACTTGTATCATTTTCTGAACTTGTATCATTTTCATTATCAGATAAAGAACTATTAGATGTTCTAGAAGAACAAGAAGAAGAGGAAGAATTACTTTTATCTAATTTTATAATATTTTTTTCATATAAAATATTTGAAATAATATTATTTGAATAATCAAAATTATTGTTTGAATTATCAATATTACTTACGAATAAATCATTAAAAATATCTAAATTAGAACTGTCACATATATTTAAATTTATTTTTTCAATATCATTACCAATTGTAATTTTTTCTTTATAATTTCTCGTATTATTATTAAAAAAATTTAAATAATTTTCACTCATTATTTCAAATAATACATTTTTATTTTTATGAAAAATATCAGATTCATGTAAATTATAAATATCATCTGTAATATTAAAATAAAAATTATTTTTAATGCCTAAAAAAGAACCGTAAAAATCTATACCATGTGAAAAATTATAATTATGTAACATTATACTTGTTAAATAGTTAAAAAAACTATCTATATATGCACTATTATTAAAACAATCAACTTTTTTAATTTTATTAATATTATAATTGGGTAAGTTTAATAATTCTGAATGTGACAAATCATAATTATTTGTTATAAATTTTATTGGATCTAAAATAGGAGAAAATTTAAAAAAAATATTTTTATTATATTCAATATTTTTTTCATTTTTAATAACTCCTTCGTAGATATTTTCTGTTTTTTTATTAGTAATACTTTTAAGTCTATAATAATTATTTAAATTAATACTATTAAAATTATTTTCATTTAAATTAAAAAATTTCTTATAAATTGGTATATAATTTTGTGTATTTTCAGTATTTAATAAATCTATATTTTCAAAATTTTTAAATAATATTGTATTGTCATATTTTTTATAATTTAAGTTCATAATTCAGTCTAACATAAATTTTAATAAATTTTAACTCATTTAATGCGATAAAATATATAAATATTACTTTCTATTAATAATAATGACTTTGGAATTGAAAAAATTTAATATGAACCAGATTACTTTTAATGCAAATGAAAATAAAGGTCCTGTTATTGTATTAATTGGAAGACGCGATACAGGTAAAAGTTACTTAGTAAGAGATCTTCTTTTTCATCATCAAGATATACCAATTGGAACAGTAATATCAGGTACTGAAGCAGGAAACGGATTTTATGGCAATCATGTTCCTAAATTATTTATTCACGATGAATATAATACTGCTATTATAGAAAATATTTTAAAAAGACAAAAAACAGTTTTGAAACAAGTTAAAAAAGAATTAGAAATTTATAAAAGAACAACAATAGATCCAAGAACTTTTTGTATTTTAGATGATTGTTTATTTGATTCTACATGGACAAAAGATAAAATGATGAGAATGCTTTTTATGAATGGAAGACACTGGAAAATTATGTTAATAATAACAATGCAGTATCCCTTAGGTATACCACCAAATTTAAGAACAAATATTGATTATGTTTTTATTTTACGTGAACCTTATATTTCAAATAGAAAAAGAATATGGGAAAATTATGCTGGTATGTTTCCTACTTTTGAAAGTTTTTGTCAAGTAATGGATCAATGTACTGAAAATTTTGAATGTTTAGTTATAAATAATAATGCAAAAAGTAATAAATTAGTAGAACAAATATTTTGGTATAAAGCTGAACCACATAATGATTTTAAACTTGGTTCAAAAGAATTTTGGGAAGCATCAATAGGATTAGATTCAGACGATGAAGAAGAACATTATAATCCTAATTCAAATAGTAGACGTGGTCCTAAAATAAATGTTAGAAAAACTCGTTCTAATTGGTAGTTAAATATTCAATTTTAGATTTAATACACAAATTAGATTTAATAAAATTATCTTTATTTAAAGCAAAATTATAATTACAATCATGTTTTTCGCATAAGCGATGTTTATTACAAAATATTTTTTCACATCTACATTTACCAATTGAAAGTTCTACAACACTAAGTTTTTTTTTGCAATCAGCATATTCACATTTTTCTTTTGGCATTTTAATTATAAATTATAATTTTATATAATTAAAATCAATTTATTATTTTTTTAATATTACATTTTCATCTTCAAATAATTCTTTTCTAACTTCTTCTACTGTAGCATTGGCAGGTAAGCTACTATCAAACGTATTAACATTATTTATACCAACTAGATTTCCATTTTCATCTAATGTTTGTGATAATAAATTGCCACTTTGTTTTGCTTTTTCTTTGTTATCTTCAATCGCTGCTTTTTTAGATTCTTTTACACGTTTATCAAATTCTTCTTTAGCATATTTTTCATTTTTATTTTTTTCGTTCATTAATTCATTCAATTCGTCTTCTAAATATTCAACTCTACCTGTTTTGTAAGCTTCGGGATGAAAAGGCATCCACATACCTACAGGACCAACATAAACATCATGGTTTGGATCAATTTCTCTTAACATTTTACATCGTAATTCTGCTTCTGCTTGATTAGGAAAAACACCTCTAATTTTAATTCCACGAACACTTGTTTTAAAATTATGTAGTCTACTAAATTCTTCATCTAGTTTTTCTTCATTTTTATCCATAAAACTTTTAAAATCATCCTCTATTGATGTATTTGATAAAACATTTTTTTGATCTTTAGCAAAATCATTTAGATCAGTTACTAAATCTTGATACTCAATATTATATTTGTATGAAATAAAATTAAGAAATTGCGAATATTTTTCAAATGCTTTAGTCATTTCCCATTGTTTTGTAAATTCATTAAAATTATATAAATTTTTATCTTTGATTATATATTCAGGTGATAAAAAAGATATACAAGCAAATTTTTGTCCAGAAATTGGTTTATCTTCATCCAATAAATCGATATATTTAGGATTTATACTTCCATCATTATTCAATCTATGTTCTATATTCATATTTTTTTCTGTCATTATTATTTATATTTAAAATTAAACTTTAAGTATTAATTTATATTATAATTTTTTTCTTTATTATTATTATAATAATGAGTGTTGTCGATCTTGTTAATGAAATTAATGTAGGCGAACTATTAAAAAGAGCTATTAAATATTTTGTAGAAGGTGTTATGGTTGCTATTGCAGCTTACTCAATTCCTAAGAAAAAACTTAATTTAGAAGAAGTCGC